TATCTCCTTGAGTAGAAATTTTTGTTCAAAAGATCCAGGTTCGCAATAGCGAGTTATTCGTGCTAAACTTAGAACCAATAGATAATCATTGGCCATAATCGGCCACCTCTGTGACAGACCTTGATAAATCTGCGACAGTTTTAACTCTATCATAGCAGGCTTGTAGCGTAAAAACCACTGACTTGACAGATCCTGTCGTAGTTTAATCAAGTCAAACACATAACTATCAAACGGCGATGTTTGACAATCAATCAACACAAACTCATTGTTGTCACGTACAATGATATTTTCCAAAGTTAGATCTCCAACATACTGTCCGGAAGGTAAAATCTTTGGAAGACGATCAAGTAACTGTTGTTGATCAAATACAAATAAATCAAAGTCAATTTGTTCAAAAAGTTTTTTATAGGTTTCTGTGTAATCTTTGTCAACACAGTCAATGTCAATGCTCTCAATAACATTGGTTAAAAATGCAGTGAGCTTGGCAGCAGGATTATCAATCAACCAACTTCGCACGTCAAGTCCATGTATGTATTCACTGTCTAGGTAATCTTGTTGAGTGCCATAAATTTCTGCAACTGGAACAATGTTTCGTAACGCCTGCATGCGTTCAAGATTTCTTTGTATGTTTTTAAATTTCCTAACAAACAATCGTCCATGTTTGTTCATTAGGTAGATTTCACTACCACTGAATCCCAGGAACTGTTTGACAACCTTTGCCGCCATGTCACTTATACGCCACTACTCGACTATCATTCATGGTTTTGCTATGAAGGTTATCTTCAATTTTAATGTGACTGTATCCAACATTTTGAAACAGTTTACTAATACTGTCGGCGCTGTATCCCCACTTATGCCACATTACTGGATCTGGATATCGTAGGTTATCGCCAAATATACCCAGGATTGTGCGTTTTTGCAATCTACGGTCACTATCAAAATTCAAACAGTCAGGATTTTTAACCACTTCCTGGCACATTTTTAAAAAGTCTGGCCATTCTACAGCCACAAAGCCTCCAGGTTTTAATACACGCAGCCACTCTTGCATTATGCCTGGCACACGGTCTCTCATGATATGTTCAATCACATGCACACTTAAAATTTCATCAACTGAGTTGTCAGGCAGCGGGAATGGCACAGTGATATCATGTATCACTACACCCGGTGTCCCAGACATGTAGTCGCCATCAATATTGATATACTCATCAAATATTCTTGATCCACATCCAATGTGCAATCGCACTGCTCCAGTGGTACTTGATACTATTTCAGCTAACATTCTTTGTCCCTAACAGATCAATCATCAGGTACGGCAAGTATTTTTTAACTTGTCCGTCATCGCGCACATGTTTATATGCCCATTTGTTATCACGCCCAACTTCGCCACGTTGTATCCAACGTATGTCGCCGCTGAGTTCTGTACTATATGCAAAATTGCTCCATGTGAAATTTGGAAACAAATACTCAATCGCACTAAAAGTAAATCTATAATAGTCATCGGGGTAGGCATGATAACGCCACACCCATGGTACACTGATATATAGTTTGCCGCCTGGTGCTACCAGTGCTGATATGCATCTGGCCATATCCCAGGGATTTGGCACATGTTCCATGACACTGCAACACATTACCAAATCAAAATGATTTTTAGGCAACGGGTTGTCGTCCTTGGTGAGATCACAAGCAACATCAACATCAGGGCCTGCTACTAAATCAGTGCCAGTGTACTCGGCTCCAAGATTTTGAAAGTATCCTTTGTGCCTAAACTTGTTGTTGTTGGCTCCAACTTCTAAAACTTTTCCATTGAAGTTTGGCAATACCGTTTCTAAGTAGATTAAATGATTAGGACTTCCCATTGAACACCTCCAACCAACGTTGTGCAATTACCTCTGGGCTGTAATTTTTTCTAGTGTAATCCTGTCCCAGTTTGATACGTTCCAACACCTCACTGGGATTATTTCTTGCCCACTGTATTCCTGTGATAAAATCTGTTTGCCAGGTGTAAGGATCAAACTCACGATAACTGTCCAGTGGACTAGTTATAACAAATTTACCTGACATCACTCCGTCAATCAATCGATTGGCACTTTTGGTTTCAGTGCGATAGTGGTCGGTGTCAACTGGCATAAGAACAATGTCAGTGGCAGCCAATAACTGCCCCTGCAATTCCCAGTTCCATTCAAAAAATTTCAATTTAGCAAAGTTTATGCCTTTGTGAACACCCTTGTTGTATCGCCCAAGTTGTTTGTTATAAACACGTTCGGCTTTGCCAGTGACCATGGTGAATTCATAGTCACCAATTTCTTGCTCCAACTTCTGCCAGACTGGCACCATGGGGAAAAATTTAAGACTTGAGCCACCACCAAACCAAAGTAGTTTAATAGGACCAGATGGGGCAAACACAGGCGATAGTTCTGGACGTTCGTAGGGATCTGGCACCACCAAACTTCGTCGCCCGGTGTGGGCTAACACACTTTCGCCCATGGCTTCACTGTTGACTGTGACAATGTCAGCCAGTTTGCAGCAAGGAGCATATTCAGGTTTTTCACCAAATTTATTGTCACAGAGATCATAGATAGTCAATGCGCCTAGATTCTTTGCATATTCAATTTGTTCAGGCTGGCTGAGTTTTAAAAATATCACCACGGTGTCGTTGTCTATGCCCTCAAGACTTCCAGATGCAGTGACATCATATCCCTGAGCCTTCAACGTTCGTGCCATGAGATCACCTCTAAGCCTGTGACTTGCACGTTTGGTTTTAAAACTTTCAGCAAAGTATCGTATTTTCATTACCATCCCATGATCCAATCATCTTTGATTTGATCTAATTTTCGCATGCCCCATGATTCCAGCAATGCAACTGCAGCATGTTGACCATACTCGGCACTGTAAGTGTCATGCGGTTTTTGTTCAATTACCACTATGGGACGACAACGTCGAATAGTTTCCTTTCCGCCCTGTAGCACTTTGTATTCAAACCCTTCACAATCAATTTTGATATAATCAATGTTGTCGTAGTTATAGTCGTCCAAGCGACGCATTTCAATTGTGCCATGCCCCATACTATTGGGATCAACATGTGTGTGTCCCATGTTGTCTTCGGTGATGATCATGTTGGCTGTGGTTTTGCGATCTCCCAGTGCAAAAGGTTCAATGTGTAACTTCCAAGAACTGATATTTTCCAACAGACATTGTCTAAAAATGTCTACTGGTTCAAATGCAACAACAAGTTGAAAACTTTCGCAAAGGTCACGTGCCCACAGCCCTACGTTTGCGCCAATGTCGATGGCAGTGCGCCGTTGTTGACAATACGTTACACTTCGATCTCTGACTTGATGTTGATATCTTGCTGGTCCACCTTTGCCAACGCTTTTGTCAAGCATGCGTTGAAAATGTGTTTCTCCTTCGGGGAACCACCATCCTAAATGTTCTTTCATAAAAACTCCGCTTCTAAAATTCTTCTTGCAGTGCCGTCAGCAAGTTCTGTGTTGTGAAACTGCCCATAGGCAAGATGCCTACACCACTGTTGTATCAAATCATTGTTGGGGAAAAATGGCGATTCTATGTTGCTCAAATCTGTGTTGGCCACTGGCAATGCCGCCGAACAGGGTGCCCGGACAAATGCCGGAATTCCGCTTAGTATGGCCTCAACTGCTGCGTTTGAATTAAATGTAACCACTGCCCAGACATCTTTCAATGCATCTTGAAAATCATTGGCCAATCTTGTTTGTCTGTTTTTAGTGCGTTGACGAACTATCACAGGACGGTCAGTGTGTTGCTTTATAGTGGCAAGTGTTTCGCCAATCCAAGTTTCTAAATCTATGCCATAGACTTGGCAAGGTTTTTCATCTGGTGCAGCAAGCATGATTGAACGCCCGTCTGTGCTACGATCTCTTGGTTTAATTTGCAGCCGTTCCCAACGGTCAGCAGGCCTTTCAACAATGTTGCCGTGTTGAAAGTTGTTGGGCACTATTCTATGCCAGACTTTCCAGCCATGGGGATTAAGTGGGCCAGGACGATTTCCAAAATACCCAGTGTCCATATAAAGAAATTTGCGACCATCTGCCCAGCACTGCTTGATAATTTTATGTTTTAATATCCCACGCAACACCAGTGGATCTTGACTCTGCTCATAGCGCCAAGTTTCTAACCTAGTAGGAGTCACGCCCGATCCCTGAGCAAACATGTTTATGTACTC